ATTTCGAAGAATACGCATTCCCGCAGTCTGGTCATCATATTTCTTGAACCCTGTAAAGACAACTGTCTTTGTTGGCATATTAAGTCCAACCGCAAATGTTTCCGTACAAAACATAAGTTTAACATATCCCTTCGTAAATAGAATTTCTACGATTTCTTTCAATAGAGGAAGCAAACCGCTATGATGAAACGCGATTCCACGACAAAGTAGATCATGAATTTGATGATATTGTGGCACTTTTTCAAGTTGCTCCATATGCCGATGAAGATGGAACGTAATAATGTGTTTAACAGCAGCTGTTTCAGATGATGTGAGAAGAGTACGTTCTACTTTCTTTGAATAGATTTCACATTGTTTTCGACTAAGAACAAAGAAGAGCGCAGGAAGTAGCTCCTTCTTTTCCAGTAGATCAATGGTTTCATGCAGTTGGTGAATAAAGTGCGCAACCGTTACTTTACCATGAACTGCTCCTTTATGACCTGCGTCACGTGCATCTCGGACAGAGCGTTGATAGGCACGTTGTTCCGCCCCTTGACGTTGTTGGGCGCACAGCCAATCTTTATACGCTTTCTCATGATAGACTTCTTTTGCATCCATTAACGTAATAAATTTCTCATTCGGCCCGAGAAGATAATGTGTCAGAGGAACAATGCGGTATTGTGTTTCAATTAGATGAATCCGTTTCTGCTTCAACGTTCCGAGCCATTCTGCCAAATACTCAGGATGGTCCAGTGTTGCAGAAAGCATAACCAGATTCACTTGTGGCGGGAGTAGAATCATCGTTTCTTCCCAAATGTTTCCACGATCTTTATCATTAATATAATGACATTCATCAAAGATAACTGCATCTAGGTTATCCATGGAAATAGAGGCAGTTAACCCCAAGTGTTCAGTAGTTGTCCCTTTTTTATAGAGAAGATTGCGAAGAATTTCTGTCGTCATAATCACAATTTGTGCATCAGGACAGAATTTAATATCTCCTGTCATGATACCAACCGTTGTATTGCTGAATTGATGCTTTAAATCATAGAATTTCTGATTAGATAATGATTTAATGGGGGTCGTATAAAAGATACGTTTTCCTTTGGACAAGGAGTGATAAATTTGGTATTCTCCTACAAGTGTTTTTCCTGAACCAGTCTTGGCACAGACAAGGACATTTTCATCCGAAGCAATGGCGCAAATAGCATGTTGCTGAAATGGGTCCAATGGAAAAGTGTACGGATGAGAAGGAAGTTTCTCAGGTGTCTTGGAAATATCGGGCATAACCAGAAAGGACATGATGAAAGTTTATTACGTTCTATGATTTATTGTACGGTGATTTTATTCTCAATTTTTACAAAATGATTTAAAATAATGTAAACAAAAAATATATTCTAATAAGAAATGAATATTCTTGTAACGGGTGGATGTGGATTTATTGGTTCTAACTTCATTAATTACATTCTTAAAAAAGATAGCACAATTACTATTTATAATATTGATTGTCTTAACTATTGTGCAAATGAAAAGAATGTGATAGAACACCCCCAATATCATTTTATCAAAGGTAATATTACAAGTAAGGATCTGATTAGTTATGTTCTTAACGAATATTCTATTGATGCGATTATCCATTTTGCAGCACAGTCGCATGTAGATAATTCATTTGATAATTCGCTACAGTATACAATGGATAATGTATATGGAACACATGTTCTATTACAAGCTTCAAAGGAGTATGGTAAGTTGAAGAGATTTTTACATTTCTCCACAGATGAAGTATATGGTGAGGTTGATTTAGAGCATACTGGATGCCATGAGCGTTCTTTATTAAATCCTACCAATCCTTATGCAGCAACAAAGGCCGCTGCTGAATTTCTTGTTCGTTCCTATTATCACAGTTTCAAGTTGCCAACAGTGATTGTTCGTTGTAATAATGTATATGGACCTAATCAATATCCTGAGAAGGTGATTCCCAAATTTATTAAGCAATTGAAAGATGGAAAAAAGTTAACTATTCATGGAAAGGGTGATACGCGCCGCAATTTCATTTGGGCAGAAGATGTTGCAAGTGCAACTGAACTTATCTTTCATAAGGGTGAAATCAATGAAATTTATAACATTGGAACTACACAGGAATTTTCAGTAATGGATGTGGCAAAGATTCTGATTGATAGGTTATCAGAAGATAAGGTATTAGAAAATCATATCACATTTGTTGAGGATCGTCCATTTAATGATTTTCGGTATTCAGTAGACCGAACACGGCTTATGGAATTGGGATGGAAAGAAGTACATACAGAATTTGTAGAGAACATTGAACTCCTTCTTTCTCTTTCATCTGTTTAATTATATCAGATAACACAGTGTATACACTAAAAATCTGGTATTAATTATCTACCTTGCATAACTCAAGACAGCGCAATGCGACGCAACTCGAGACAACGCAAAATGGATTCTTGGATAGGAAGAAGCTCCAGTTCATACTTAGAACAGAAATTCTGTAGTTTTGCAGTGTCCATTTCATTATTTGAACGTTCTGATGTAATGTATTTCTTTTGTTCTTCATATGAAATCAAGTTCCAAGTATGTTGAGGGCTGATACGCTCTTTATATTGTTGGAGAATCCAATCATGTTCGGCTGTTCCAGGATTTGTCAAATTAAATACACCACATTCACGTACTTCAACCATCTTATCGATAACGGTCCACATGTCATCCAGTACTGTCATAGAATTGGGAATGGAGCAAATATTAGGATAGGCGAGAAGCTTATCAATCAGATTGCGTCCACTTACCAACTTAGACACTGGCATACGAATACGAAGTTGAAGTGTATTCTTAAAGTTTCGCAGAATTTGGTCAGTATATCCCTTTACCGTGGAATAGCCTGATCCATAGAAATTGGGAACATCGTCCTCCGTAAAAATCTTCTTATTCTCAGTATATGTATAAATACAACCCGTTCCCAAATAAATAAAATGAATATTAAGTGCCTCACACATATGTGCCAAATTGTAGGGAGCATAGAAATTGTCGCGCATATTATCATGCAACTTTCCTGGAAGCTCCAAATAATCAATGGATGGAATCAACTTACCATTTACTGTTCCAAATGTACGCCCCAAAAATGAAATGACACAATCAGGTTTCATGCTCTTGATTTCATTGTATGCCTCATTATATTGATCTGGGCGCGTCGTTGCAACAACTACCTCATGCACTGTATTGTTAGCAAACTGTCCGCCAATCCATCCTTTTCCACCAAATACAAGGACCTTCATTCTATGTATTAGATGACATTACTCTTTATATTGATTTGGTATTAAACACGACGCATCTTTTCTTTTAAAACATCCAGTGGCAATACACCATCTTCCAGAATAAGATGATGATATCCTTTGATATCTCCTGGATGCTCCTTCAAATATGCATAACGGAGATCTGTAAATACTTTGCGTCCAATGCAATAACATAATGCTTGTGCTGGATAGCAAATATATCTTTCTAATTCTGTCTCTATTTCAGTATGTGATAACGGGACATGTTGTAACATATAGTCTAATGTTTTCTTCCAACTCCAACCATACCAATGTAGGCCTGTATCTACTACAAGACGCGCGGCGCGCATCATATCATTTACAAGATGGCCAAATTCCTCCATCGGATCATCATAGATACCTAATCCCTCTGCATAGAGGGCAATTCCTTCTGAATACGCATTATTTGATACACCATAAATCATATAGGAAGGAATTCTATTTTCTATCATGTACTGATACTGGTAATGATGAAATCCTTCGTGAAGACTCAGAGTATACATATTATATTTGGGATTCTCTTTCAAATCTCGCATATTAACATAAAATGTTCCTTCAAATTCGCCTGGTTTATAGGAAGATGGAATATAGAATGCACCTGCAGATGTATCTTCCATTTCTTTTGCCACTTTTTTAATATGATAATCCGTTTTTAGAGAATAATCAAAATTATCCTTCCAAATGGTCTCTCGAATTCGTTTTTGCGTTGCCTTATACATTTTGATTACTTCTGCATCATTGGGGCAATATTGATCTTTCTGATTCATTGCCCATTTATAAAAATGAGCTAATGATTCTCTCTTACGTCCTAATACTTCTTGTATGCGGCGAAATGCAGCCTCAATGCGTTCCACCTCTTTGAGACCATATGCATGAATGGCCTCAGGTGTCATATTGGTAGAGGTTTGAGAACGTATCAAATGACGATACATTGCCTTCCCCTTCGGTAGATCACATAATCCTAATGTATCACGGCATGCAGGAAGATATTCCCTCTCTAAAAAGGTAATCAAATCCATAATAACTTCTTCTGTTCCCTTAATGACGGATCCAGACTTCATAAAGGAATGAAGCGATGATAATAATTTGGTACAAATACATTTTGGTAATACAATTTTATTGCGAATACCAGCTTTCATATTATAAATCGTTGTCCGGAGTATTGCAATATAATCAATAACACGACTCTCACTTGGTTTTGGATACAATTGGGATTCATTAAATGCCATTTCAATCACCACATTATGGAAGGAATTCATCGTTAATTGTTCCAATGGATATTGATGACTTTCCAGTCCCATTTTTACTTCCCATGCAAGTGTTATATCTTCTATGGATAATGGATGTCCTTTCTCCTTCTTATTGCATAATAATGTATCATACTTCTTAAAAAGTTGATATGATGCATCAAGCATAACAGGAGACAGAGCATCTTCTACATGAGAATCACGACGACGATCACCTAAATATGACCCTAAACTCGGGGTCATGCGGAGTTTCTCCGCAAAGTAAGAGGCAAAAAGCGAATGACTCATTACTAATTCAATAGAAAATAATTGAAATATAAAGAATATGATATAAGTTCAATAATGATATGTTTATTATAGACCAAATTAATATTATTATAAATTTATTATATAACTATCATCTATTTTATAAGGTATAGATAGATTTGACAATAGATATTGAAAATAGAACCAAATATCAATATTATGTATTGTACATGAAACTACTACTGCTAAAGTTGGATTATCTAAATAGGCAGATAACATGACAATTTGATCTTTTCCTGCAAATCTTGATGAACAAAAATATTTTTCTAACATGGTTTGATATGCTACTTTCCATCGTAGACATCCCTCTATTCCACCTCCCCACAAACCACCTACTAATCTACATTCATTCCATGATTCGTTAATACATTCTCCATATATACCATCTTCTTTTTTAAGTTTTTCACTCGATGGTAAATTATTAATAGATTGTAATATAATTTTATCTTTCGGTAAATATTTAATAGTTGGAAATGATTTAAGAATAATAGAATCAATATGAATATTGCGAAATGCTCCAAAATCACACCAAAAAAAATAGTCTGTATGAAATGGATTATCATGGATTGCTTTTTCTACAAAAAATGGCTTTTGAGCCCATATAGCATATAATTCAGGCGTATGATATCTATTCTCTGGATCTTTTTTATGATGATTTATCCAATGTGTATGATATAATTTCTATGTATCAAGCTCATTAAATGTGATATTAATTATATGGATTGGTTTATCACCACGTATTGATTTAAATAAAGGTATATGTTCCTCTTCTGTAAATAGTACAATTGGTGCATCAATGGATAAAAATGTTTTACCCCATTCTATGTATTTCTCTTTAGGAGCCTTTGATTTTATTGAATAAAATGCACTAACTACCGTACACGTCATTTAAATATATAATAGTATATGATATTATATTTATATCTATTAATATCTATTAATATATTACCGTATAATTGATTTGATGTATTTGATACACTGATTTGTAGGATATACTATGGTTTAACATGTAGGTATTGATAAAATAAAAAGAGAAATATATGATATTTTAACAATACATGGGTATCAACATATACGAACAAATTAATGGGATGATATATGTATAGATCTCAGACTATATAAACATATATAAAATAATGATATAGTATGTCATATTGCTATCTCCTTTATACAGAAAAGGAACAAACATACATTGGTGCAACAGTCGATGTGGATCACCGCCTACGTCAACACAATCAAGAAATTAAAGGTGGGGCTCGTGCAACAGGAATTCGAGTTGCTCAAGGATTACTATGGAAGAGAGCATGCTATCTTACCAATCTACCTGAATGGCGAACAGCTCTTCAAATCGAATGGCGCTGGAAACAAATTGGGCGTACCCAATGTTCCCATATTAGAAACCCAATCGATCGTCGGTTTTATTCTCTTCATCGATTACTCACTCTAGATAAACCAACCAGTAAAGGAATTCCCTACGACGCCTATCCAGATGGACCACCTGTTATTATATGGGAGTCAGATGAAATGAAAGAGCGTTATGATAGGATTGTATCTTTTTATAATAATGCATAGAATTGTGGCTGTTGATTTGCAGTTTCTGTCATATCCATAATACCTTTCTTCTGTAAGTTAGCCTGTATTAGATCCTGTATAGGTGTACTTGCAGGATTTGTCATTGAAGTAGATGAACAAGAAGGAACACTGGTGGACCGTAATTGATCTAATGTTCCAGGCGACATACCGAAAAATCCTTCATCTCGAATTTCCTTTGTGAAATATAAGACAAGTGCTAACGCAATAAAACAGAAAACAAAATAGTTCATACCGAAAATATGATGCATCTCTATTATATACATATAATATATAGTATCTAGTGAAAGAATAAAATCATTTAAAATAACGAACTCTATACTACAATGTCATCCTGGGCAAATCGTGGTATTCTTCGAAAGCGCAATCTATCACAGATTCCTGAAGGATTACGACCAACGATTATTCCACGAGCAGAACAGCCCCAAATTGTCTTATCTGAATCCTTACAGAAACAGGAAAATGAAATCGTCTATCCGTCCGGTTTGGAGGATTCAAAAGCATCTACGCCTGATATGAATCTCTATTCACGTTTTACTCCCAAGCGAACGATAGATTGGACACCGTCTCCTTCTGCAATCACACTTCGACATGATAACAAATCATACGTATTTGTCATTCTTCGACACATTGGCAATACACAGGACAATAATCTATGGACTTCATCCTATCAATCGATTCGTAAATTTTATAATAATCCTATTGTTATTATTGATGACAATTCAAAAATTAATACCGTTAACGGAAAACTTGTAGATACAGAAATTATTCAAAGTGAGTTTAATGGCGCGGGTGAGATTTTACCATATTACTATTTTTTGAAGAATAAATGGGCGGATCGAATGATATTTTTACACGATAGTATGTTTCTACACCGCCGATTTACAGAGAGTGAATTGAATGGGCTCATTCGCTTTCATTGGCATTTTAGCAATAATGAAGTTCGTGATAAAGGTAAAATAAATACCTATTTATCTATGTTACGAAATCATGAAGGATTGCTTGACTATGCAAAAACAAATCATTTATGGAAGGGATGTTTTGGAGGAACAACTATCATTGACTTAGAAGTAATAGAACATTTAGAAAAGAAATATGATTTCTTCTCCATTCTTACTCTTTCTATCAAAACACGAAAGGATAGAGAAACATTTGAGCGTCTCCTTGGTATCGTTGTATACTATGAAAAAATGATAGAAGAACCTTGCTCTAATTTTGGATTAATTACACAATATCCAACTGCATTTGAATCACAACATACTGACCCTTCATCTGCGGCACATATTGTATCTCAACACAACTATCATACAGCGATTCTTAAAGTGTGGCGCGGACGCTAAGTAATTGATAGCACTTTTCCGATTAAAGCGCCGCCGTTATAAATTCATCTATATTATTACACAATAATGGTGAAAATTTGTTTATTTTTTCATCATCCCAATTCCACCATTTAATTTCTAATAGTTTTTCGATTTGTTGTTCTGAGAATCTATATCTGATTAATTTTGCTGGATTACCTCCAATTATCGTATATGGTTCTACGTTTTTAACTACATGACTATTATTTGCGATTACACTGCCGTCACCAATCGTTATACCTGACATAATGGTAGCATTATCTCCAATCCATACATCATTGCCTATTATTATATCCCCTTTAGTGGATGGATGACCCGCGCCATTAAATTGATTAAATATATTCTGATGGATATGACCAAATGGATAGGTAGTGACCCGATCTACCCTATGATTTCCACCTAAATAGATAGTTACATTGGAGGCTATTGAACAAAAATTTCCCACTACCAATGTACCACTATTATGATTTCCCCAAAGTATCTTAGGGGAACCATATGTATATTTCCCAAATGACATAGCTATTATATTATATAATATAAAATCATTTATATCCTTTAATGTATATACTGTTGCGTATTTCTACGATTCTATTTATTTGATATCTTCGAGTTATTCATTCAAGTCCGGCTCAAAATTCTATATGATACATGAATCATATTCTATATAATGTGTTATAATTACTATTTTCTGTCTATATAGTAATATGTCTGTCTATCCTGTGTTAAAAATTGGCTCTTTGGTAGAACGCTGCAATCAGGATATTGCAACATTTATTACACAAGTTATCGGCGGAAAGTCAAATTCTATAAATTCTGTTAAATATGAATTATATACTGGCACTGACTATGGTATGATGAAAGATAATATACAAAAGCAATTAAGTATTATGACACGTATTCTACATAATGAGCC